GCCTGATGTGCCGCACCACTGCCCCTGAAAGCGATACGCTCGCTGGCGGGCTTCGGCGATGTACTCGTCAGTCAATTCGTAGTCCATGCGTCAAGCCTTCTGCGTCCGCAGGTCACGGTCGCAATAAATCGGCATGGCTTTCGTCACCTCGTGCCGCCCGTGGTCAATGACGATGCACGCCTGGCACGGTGGCTCGTACGCTGCCTTGATCCGTGTGGCGTATGCCGAGTGACCGATCACGCTGCCGTTGGCAACGTAGCGACCGGCACGCAACCACTGGAACTGGTGCCAGTGCCCGAAGCAGGTGAGGTCTGCACGCTTCACAGCGTCCCACGCTGCGATAGCTTTGTTGGTCGGGATCGTGATGCCGCCGATGCCGCCGCCGTACTTGATGGCGTGGCCGTGGTGGAATCGGACGAGGAAGCCATCAAGGTCAACGTAATTGAGGTAGCCGGTGCCGACTTGCCACTGCACGTTCTTTCGCTTCTCGCTGCTGGCAAGCGTGAGGTATAGGTGCTGCTCGAACGAGTGTTCCATCTCAGTGCCGATGCGTAGCTTTTCGGTGCTTCGCCCGTGGTTGCCGCTGTTGGTGGCGACGACAACAGACTTTGCACTATCAGCCACGGCGTCAATGAACGCCCGCAGCCTTTCACCGATCCACCGGGTTGCCGCCAGCGGTGCAAGCTGTGCAAGTTCAGCGGTGTCGTCATGGATGTGACCACTCAGAAAGTCCCCTCCAAGCCAGATCACGACACGGTCAATCTTCGCCAACTGGCGTTCGTGCTCAAGCAGCCGGAAGAATCGCTCGTGGAGTTCGTTCAAGCGGAGTTGACATACGTCAAGCGAGTAGTCGTTGAGCCCGTTGACCGTCTCTGGATCGACACGCTCTTCGCAATGGATGTCCGACAGCAGCACGACCATCGTTGCGGCGTGCTTCGGTCCTTTGACAGACTTGGGCAATGACGGCTTCGCAGCCTCAATGCCGTGCAACTGCACCAGGGCGTCTCCACGCTCTCTCTCACGGTCAATCTGAGCCAGCGCCGCCTTATACCTATTTCGGTACGTCGCCAGTTCTGACCGCAGCCGTGCGAGTTCAGCGTCAGCGGCAAGTTGCTGCGAATGACTCACGTCTGCTGCGACATCGTCCGTCAGGCTTTTTCGAGCCATGTAATCACCCCCTGTGGGCCAACGTCAGAGATGCCACGAGCACGCATGTTCTCGGATAGAGACCTAGCCAGCGTCTTCTTTCGCGTGCCTAGTTCGCCGGCCTGCCACGCCGCTTTGATGGCGTTCAGTTCGTCGTGATGCTCAGTGGCAACGCGCTCCCACCAGTTGACCGGCCCGTGGCGATAATCAGCCACTGCCTTTCGCACGTCGTCGAGCAGGCTGCCGCTTTGGTTTTTCGTCTTCACGCTCGGGCTCCTTCCCTTTGAGATGAATCCACCCGTCATCGTCTGGGATGCCGCCACCAGCGTGCTCCTCGTCGTCGTCCAACTCGGGCGGCAGGATCACCGCCTCGGGCTTCGGCTGTGGCTTGGTGCGTCCCATGCCACTAGGGTGGCAGCACTGTCAAGCGTTCCGGCGTGCGTTGCTGATAGCCCGCCGCACGAGCATCCGCCCCGCAAGGTCGAGGAACGGCAGGCCGCGAGCCTCGGCCTGCTCGCGCAGCCAGCCCACGATGGTGTCTATGTTGGCTTCGCACCAGCCGGGCGTCTCCTGCTCTCGGCGGTCCATCTCGGCGGCGCGAGCGTTGCAGGCACAGTCGGGCGTGGCGGTGATGCCGACACGGGCGAGGAGTTTTTTTAGCTCGGTGCCGGGGCCGTGGGTGGGTGGGGCTGGCGGTTCGGGCAGCCGCGACACTCGCGGATAGAACTCGCTGTCTGTGTCAATCGTCCACTCGTCGCCGTCCTGCGCGACGACACACGGCAGCACCTCGTCAAGCGTGTAGCCGCGCTCGACGCAACGGGCCTCAAGGTTGGAGCGGTGGCAGGTAATCATGGGAGTGGGTTTGCGGCGATTGCTTGAATTGAAACCACGTCTTCGTCAGCAAGGTCGGCAGACAAGTCGCTTGCAATTGATTCACCGCGACAGAAACGAATATCAGCATCGCTTACGAAACGCTGCCAAATGCTATAGGTCGCAAGGTTTGCGCCTGACACGTTGTGCAGAACGATGATTTCAAATCGCGGAGCAGACTGTGGCCCAGTTGTGAACACAAGCTGCGACGTTGCAGAGAAAGTCGATCCTGGCAGCATCGCGGCGGGCGTTGGTATTGTTGCGGTCCACCTAGAGCAGGATTCTTTGTAGAGCGTGTATGTTTGTGTCTTGTTGGTCTGGTCTGGCCAGCCTCGGTAATACACGCCGGTGCCAAGGTTTTGGGTTGTTCCGCTAATGGTTGCAGACACAGCAGTTGCCGAGAGAGTTGTCCCGTCGCTGCAATAACACAAGCAAGGATTCGGCGTACACACCGTCCCCACGCCCTTGAACACCTTCCCCGTCCCTTGGCACTGACACGCTGGCTTGACCGTGCATGTCGTGCCCTCGCAGCACGCGCCTTCGCGGCAGGCTTCGTTGCACTCGGCTTCGGTCTTGTGGGACGCTCGGCCTGTGGTCGTGACGCCGATAGGCAGGTTTGTGGATTGGTAGCAAGTCATGATTGCGTCACACTCAGGCCGAGAGTTGCCATAAAGCTGCCTTCCTCTCGCACAATCACCCTTGATCCAGAACTTGTCGAGACTGGCATCGGCGGGAAAACGGCTTGGAACGTCCGCGTATTGCTAACGCTCAGCAGTGACGAGCACTGGCCGATGGTGCCACTGAGGGATTGCGAGCCTTGCGGTCCAGAGCTATTTGGATAGCCTGCTGCCCTGTCTGGAAGCCCTCGGCATTCCATCTGCGAAAGCTCTTTGTATTCCTCAGTCGTAAACGAGCCGTACGACAGCAGGCTGTAGCGAAACTCAATCGACCATTGAGTGTTATCAGCCCTAAAAGTAATGTCACCGACGCACGTTGAGTGCGGAGTGGGCGAAAAGGTTTTTGTCCATGTCGATCCGCCTGGCTGTTTGGTAAGCGAGTGGGTTCCTGCATAGGCTGAACCAAGGAACCCGACAGACACGAAGTCATAAAGAGTCCCAAACGTCGGCGATTCAAACTGCCCGCGAGTCCATCGCAGGTAGTCGCTGGCAGTGATTGTTACCACAACGCCAGTGATGGAATCAGCAACGCACGCGGGGCTGAAGCAGCAATACCACCCACCGCAGCACTCGCAGTTCTCTGCGAGCTTGCCGTCCTTGACGATCAGCGATCCGTTTTGGGTGGCGAGTGTCATGTGCAGGCCGTGGTATCAATCCACGTCAATCCGCCATTGGCGGCGTGCGTGAGCACTTGCTGCTTGGACGCCGAGTAGCCTGTCATGCTGTGCCAATCCCAGCCGACTAGCACCCACTCATCAGCAACATAAGCGATGAGGCAAGCAGTCCCAGAGAGCGTGGCGATGTAGTTCTTCGCTGTGTATGTCGTGCCAGACACCACTGCATCCGTGACGGTTGTCGTGCTGCCTTTCGTCCACGTCCCTGAGAACGTGCCACGCTTGATGCCCTGAGAGCCGCCGCCTGCTAGCCGCACGAGTGCCCACTTGCCGCTTCCCGTGCCGCTGTCCTTCCAGAGAATCAGCCCCTCGCCCGTCGTGCCGGTTTTCAGTTCTGCCGCCGACGCCTTGCACGCAACGAACTTGTCGTCAGCACTCGTCACTTCCACCTTGCACTGCACGACGCCACCCACCGCCACTCTGCCAACAGCGTTCGCCGCAATCGGCTCGACAGCCACGCACCAGGCCGTCGTGCTCGCAGACGGCGCGTCACCCGTCAGTACGGGCATTTCCTCGAATGACGCTGTGGCACCGCCTGCCGACGACGTAGGCGTGATTGCCACGCCAGTAATCGCCAGCACGCCCCAGCGTGCGACGGTCACAGACGGACGGCAGTACGCCCATGTGTACGGCTTCAGCACAGGCGAGCCAGGGACGCCTTCTGTGCCGGGATTGGCACCGAGCACCAAGTCAGCGGCGTCCTGCGCCCGATTCCACGCCCGTGCCGATATGGCACCGCGTAGCGGCTGGCCTTGCTCAATGCGTCCGTCTGGGCGTGACATCAGACATACCCCGTGCCAAGCCCAAGCAGCGAGAAGTCAGAGTCTTTGTAGACCTTGGAAACGTAGACGGCTTTCGGCTGCTTGATTAGCGAAGAACCAGACACAGAGTCCTCATACCGCACCCACAGGTACTCGTGCCCTTTTTTCTCAACGCCGCTGATGCTGCCGATGGTCTGCCCTGTCACGTTCTTTGACGCCACGAAGCGATACGACAGCGACCACGGGCCTTTCCCCTTCTGGTCGTCCCATTCCTGCGAGCCGCTGCAACCGAGGAAAAGAACCTCGCCAGCGTCAAACCCACGAAACGTGGCGTTGTTCGTCGTGCCGGTAATCCCAGCCATGCCACGCACATACGCAGCCGTCACGTACGCATTTGGCACGTCGTAGCTTTCCTGCCACTGAAGCTGCGGCACGACAATGTCAACGCCGTTGACGCCGTTTGAATCGACGCCGATAGCACCTGACATATTCGTGGCAGACGACGGGTAGCGCTTCTCGAAGTCGAGCGTGCCGCCAGAGCCGACCGAGCACGCTTGCGTGATGTGCTGCGTGCCGCCTGTGGTATCAAAACTGCGGGCACGCTTCAGCGGGTCAGACGTTGAAGGCTCGGCCCCAGCCTTCTCGTAGTTGATCGTAACTTGCCACGCATTGTCGCCGAGGTACGCGACGCTGTATTGCTCCACCCACAGTTGAGCATCGGCGACGCCGGGATACTGCCAGCCGTAGCCGCCGCTACTGATCTGCTGGTTGATGTCAGCGTGCAGCACAGTGTCGTCTGCGGTGCCGAAAACCTTGTAGCTCTTCGTGTATGACGACGTCGCCATCTTGCCACGCCGCACAATCGTCGCCTGACGTGAGTCGCCGTCTTCTACCCAAGTAAGTGCCATTACGCCGCCACCTTTCCGCCGTCGTCAATCTTGCGGGTGTTCTTAGCCGTTTCTTCCGCCGCCTTCGCCGTGCGTTCAGCGAGCGAAGAGCCGCCAAATATCTGCCCGAGATTGGTTGACGAGAACGTGCCAG